ATGGAAGAGAATCTAAATCAAATTGAAATTCTGTTTAGGCAACAGGTTTGCTTGCTTCAGTTTCGTTATTATGAAAACAATAGGTTAGCTATTATTCTTGTAGATAAAGCAAGCAAAGAACACTTTGCTACTGCTACGGTCAATGTTCCTGACTATCCTCTCAGAGAAAACGAAGTCATTATTAAAAACTACTCTGAGACTGAAGGAATATTAGATGAGCTCATAAAGGTCGGATTAATAACCAGACCAGTACGATACGTACAGACAGATATTATTCCCTGTCCTGTATGTAAATTAATTGGAACAATAGAAATATTTGAATTCTCTATGAATTAATGGATGACACTGTAAAACTTTATCAATTGAAAGCAGGATTCGCTAAGCATAACAATCTACTAATTTATTTCTCAGCGAAAGTCCTTGCGGAAACGGAACGGGCAGTATATCTATATGGGCACGGTACAGGTGAGACCGTCAAGTTGGGTATCTGTTGTAAGTGCGGACGTACTTTGACGCACCCCGTGTCCGTGGAACTGGGAATTGGACCAGAATGCGGACAGCACTGGCACAATTGGAATTTAATCGGTGGTTACACCAAGGAGAACCTGGAACGCTTACGTGGTGCGTTAGTAGAGATCATATTCGATTCTTGGGTTCCCAAATCGCAGATCGTATCTACAAAAGATACGACTGATACTGTAGTTGTACCTAATAACCATCCAATGTTTTTATTTAAAAAGAAAGATGCGAAGACAGCCTCAATGGTTGAAAATCAAAAAGGCGAACGTGTTATGAAGTTATCATTTCCATTTAGTTATGATACTTTAAATATCGTTCGCAGTCTTCCAGGTAGACAATACCATAGCGAAGATAAATGTTGGTCTGTTCCTATCTCAGAGCAATCCATCGAAGAACTTACTCGATGGGGATTTACTTTGGATAAGAAAATCCAGGAGTTCGTGGAGGCACGTAAAAAACGCTCCTTGGAAGTACTAGTTACTGATATCCCGAACTTACGGGGAGAATTGTTTCCATTCCAGAAGTTCGGAGTAGCGTTCATAGAATCTAGAAACGGAAGAGCACTCATAGCAGACGAAATGGGACTTGGAAAAACTGTCCAAGCTCTAGCGTGGGCACAATTACATCCCGAACTTCGTCCTATCGTAATCGTCGTTCCAGCGTCATTGAAATTAAATTGGAGGCGAGAAGCATTCACTTGGATGAGCAATCCGTTAATCGAAGTACTCTCAGGAACAAAGCCTTGGAGAACTGAGGGCGACGTATTGATTATCAATTATGATATTCTACCAGAATGGATAGGCGAGTTACGTCGTAGAGAACCTCAGATACTAATAACAGATGAGTGTCATTACTATAAGAGTAACACTGCTAATAGAACAAAGGCAATCAAGGCTTTGGGAAAGGGAATACCGCACGTGATAGCCTTATCAGGTACTCCTATCGTCAATCGTCCTATCGAAGCATATAACGCTCTTCGCTTAATTGATCCCGAATTGTTCCGTGATCCTTGGCAGTATGCTAAGGATTATTGTAACCTAAAGCATAATGGATTTGGTTGGGACTTCTCAGGAGCTAGCAATACACAAAGGCTTCACGAGATACTTACCAAGACCGTTATGATTCGTCGGTTAAAGTCCGATGTATTGAAAGACTTGCCAGATAAGATTCGCTCCTTTGTTCCACTACAACTCGTGAATGAGAATGAATATGAAATTGCAGAAAACAACTTCATAGAGTACCTGCGTGCAACGAAAGGGAACGATGCTGCCATGAGGGCTAGTAATGCGGAGGCTTTGGCTTCCATAGAAGTATTAAAACAGGTAGCAGTTAAAGGTAAGTTGGAGGAAGCTCTTAATTGGATAGAGAATTTCCTGGAGGTGGATGGGAAGCTAGTTGTATTTGCTACTCATAAGTTTGTAATAGAAGCGGTTATGAATCGCTTTCTTAAAGTAGCAGTTAAGATCGATGGGGATACTCCTATGAATCATAGGCAGGAGAACGTCGATGCTTTCCAAAACGATCCAAATGTTCGCTTATTCGTAGGGAATATCCAAGCTGCTGGAGTGGGAATCACTCTGACTGCTGCATCTAATGTAGCGTTTCTCGAATTACCTTGGACACCAGGGGCTTTAGTACAAGCAGAAGATAGGTGTCACCGTATAGGACAGAAGGATAGTGTAACCATATACTACCTACTGGCTGCGGGTACGATAGAGGAACGCATAGCATCTCTGATAGACAAGAAGCGTCTTGTTTTGGACGCTGTACTAGATGGTAAAGCTACCGAACAGGAATCTCTACTTACAATATTAATGGCTGAGTATTTACTAAACAAGTAAGACTATGATTACAAAAACTATCAATGACTTAAAAGTGGGAATGAGAGTTACTTTAAATGGTAACCCTTTCCTAAAGGTGGTTAAGATAAGCAGGTTCAATATCTTTATTCTACCTACTAATTATCCATCGAAGCCGTTCAAAATTCCTATTTCCGAATTTATAAACTTAACATTTTAAAAGATGAGTGAAAAAGTTAATCAAACAGAAAAGCCCATACTGTCTATAATAGGCAGAGATGGGAATGCCTTCGCTATTTTAGCAGCAGCAAGGCGTGTCGCCCTTACTAACAACATGGACTGGAACGCTATCTCCAAGGAAGCTATGTCTGGAGATTATGATAATTTATTGAGTACAATGATGAAATACTTTGATGTACAATGAAAGAGTATTATTTAATCTTTGGAACGGAAGCCTGTACTGCTTTTGCGGAAGGAGGCTTTAAAGCCCTAGAAAAATGGGCGTCAGAAGGATTTGGCTACGAACTATTTCACTGGACTAAAACTAGTGATGTATGTTATTTACTCCGTCAATATACAGGATGGGGAGAGTTTGCGGTGTTAACCAAACGGCAATACGAAATCATGGATACTTTAGCTCACTTGTAATGGACAATATCAATCTAATCAGGAAGATTGCTTGGGAGTATCATAAGTCTACCCGACACGATTGGGACGACCTATTCCAAGAAGCGTACATAGCATACCATTATGCTATGAAAACTTACTCACCAGAGCACGGACAGGTATCTACATATCTATGGACGTTTATATCTAACACCTTAAAAAGTTACTTACAAAAGGAAAAGTTATGGAGTGATCGTGTATGTGATATGCAAGAGGCTATGAAAATAACCCGAACATATACCCAATTTTGGGAAAGCATACCACGGGACATCCAAGATGCGATAGGAGTTGTCCTAGAGGAATCCGAATTACTGCTACCTAAGTTACAGAAGAACGAACACTTGGATAAAATAGTTTCTGTTCCTATGGAACGCAGGTTAAGGAAAATACTTATTGACAAGAAGTTTAATCCAGATTGCATACAACGAACTATACACTTTCTTAAGTATGCAATCTAGAAATAAAAACTATTTGTATAATAAGCTAATTAAAGATGTTTAACTAATGCCTTAAAAAGATGTTTAAAACAGATGCTTTACAGAGATACGAAGATTATCTCAATGAAATGGTCGAAGTAGCTCTCATAGGAGAGTTACAAAAGCCCGACGTGTACAGGAAGAAATATGGAGTGAGTGCTGTATTATTTCAATTCCTGAAGAAGAAAGGCATATTCTATCTTGATGATAGTGGAGTATGGCTAACTAGTAGAAGGGATACTTTCACCACAGAGGAAGTATCTATGCTTAAGAATGAATTGAATAGGTACAAGTACCAGATAAAAACTAATGGACACGAGGAAGAAAACCCTCCTGTACGATTCAATCAGGAAAAAGATTCAATACGATCTTACTCTACCAAGGAATTACTTACTGAACTTAAACGCAGGGGTTATTCTGGAGAAATATTTGTTAGTAAAAGTATTAAATTCTAAATGGATATCATTCAACTATATCAAGACTTCAGTATTGACTTCGTCACAGAGGGGCATAAGCACTCCCGTCCAGGATGGGTGAACGTCGAATGCCCCTGGTGCACGGGGAATCCTGGCTATCATCTAGGCTACGAACTAGATGGGAACTACTATTACTGTTGGCGTTGTGGGTGGCATCCTATCATTCCTACCGTTTCTAAGCTGGTGAAGGTAGTGGAAGTAGAGGCAAAAAATCTCGTGAGGCAATACGGTTTAAGGATTGCTAAACGAATAGATGGTCCAGTTCCTATTATACAGAAATTAGAATTCATACTTCCCCATAATTATCCTCTATTAAATCACCATAGAATGTATTTGGAAAGAAGAGGATTTGATCCAGAACGTTTGGAAAGTATTTGGGGTTTACGAAGTACTGGTCCAGTAAGTATGGTAGATAAGATACCTTACAAGAATCGTATATTGATTCCTTTCTTTTGGAATTATACTACTGTATCATTCGATACGAGAAGTATATCCAAGACGGCTTCCCATGAGAAGCGTTATAAAGCCTGTCCCAAAGACCGAGAGATTATTCCACATAAACAAATTCTCTACGGACGGCAGGACGAATGGCGGGAAACGGGTATCTGCGTTGAAGGTCCAACGGACGTTTGGCGATTGGGTACTGCTTCGTTTGCTACTAGTGGGATTCAATACACAGACTATCAATTACATATCATGTCCCAGACTTTTAAGCGTGTGTTTGTACTATTCGATAATGATCCTCAAGCTATTATACAAGCAAATAAATTAGTAGCCGATTTAAAATTTAGAGGAGTGGACGCAATGAGAATGGGAATGAAAATGAAAACTGATCCTGGAGATATGTCCCAGGATGAAGCAAATTATTTAGTTAAACAATTAATCAAATAAGAATGAAAAAGTTTTTTAAAGTAGAATTTGACGAACATACTGATGGATTTATCGTCGCAATGATTTCCCAAGGATTAAGCCTTGTGGAAAGAGTAGGACTTATGCAAATGGGAATTCAATCCCTTCTAGAGAAAGATACCGTTGAGTCGGTTAATAAAGACGAGGTAAAAGCCTTAAAATCAAATAAATAAAAAATAAATTAGGAAATATAAAAACTATTTTCTAGCTTTATACTCTAAAATTACGTATCATGAAAGCGAGGCATGAGAATAAAGATAGTTCCTTGACGTCCGTTCGCAGACAGTTGAGGCTTTTTTCACTTTTTAAGGTTGAGAACAGAAGGTAGTAGGTGCTCGCTTCACCGAACCCTTCTGTTTTATTTTTAATCAGAATGAATATGACAAGATTAACCCCTATGCTGTATCCAGTAGAAGAAGAACCTATTGTGGTTTCTAAATCTATCATAGATCGTTTTTTGCAAGACGAGAAGGATAATGCGAACTTATTAATGCTATATACATTTTACTATTACACGGCTAAATGGCAAAGAACTAATCAACCTAAAGCAACTATTACATATGTTTCTCAGGGTTTACACTGGACGGAAGATAAAGTTCGTCGTGTAAAACATAAGCTAATAAATATGCGACTCATAGAAGATACGGTTTTGCGAAGGGATGATAACAAAATAGAGGGACACTACATAAAAGTAAATTTTATATGGTGCCACCCTCCCCTCAATCCCCTACCGTGGTCTGGGGGGGAGGGAAATTCTTTAAGTACTAATAAAGAAACTTATTCGTCGGATTCACTTCCAAATGGACACATAACGGTAGGCATGTTTGATTTATTTTGGAAAGAGTATCCACGACACGTGGACCAAGGAAAAGCCTTAACCGCATGGAAACGTATTTGTAATAAATCCCCCAAGGAACGTCCTACATGGAAAGAAATAAAAGCATCTATACTTCGCCAAAAGAAATCCCAACGATGGCAAACATCTACATATATACCCCATCCTACTACCTGGTTAAACCAAAGCCGTTGGTTAGATGATCCAGCCGAAATGATTTCGTACGACAGGGAGAATGATTCCAAACCTAAAGTTAAATATGAAGGTGGAGAGAAGTGGACGCTAAGTAAGAGTGGTATATATGTGCATAAAGATGGGAGGGTATTACATGATTGAACGGCAAATTGTAATAGGACTTATAACGTCCACAGATTACCTGAAACAAATACGATCGGAATGGAACGATCTCTACATAGAATCGCCTATGGCGAAGAGATTATCTTCTTGGTGTTGGGAATACTTTAACAAGTACGATAAAGCTCCAGGCAGGAATATAGAGGGAATTTATTTCCATAAGATAAAGACAGGCAAGATAGCCAAGAATGTAGCAGAGGAGATAGAACAGGAGATACTACCCAAGCTAAGTCAGGAGTACGAAGCAGCAGGACTTAATGTAGAGTACCTACTAGACCAAACCCATAAGTACTTCAAGGAACGTAAACTGCTCTTGCACTCAGATGCTATACAAGCCCTAATTACAGAGGGTTCTCTAGAAGAGGCAGAAGTACTTGCATCTGATTACAAACCTACCACGGACGGAAGCCGAACCGACCTGGAGTTATGCTCGGAAATTATACTGGATCGTATAGATCATGCTTTTAATCACCAAGGGGAAGTCCTAATCAAGTACCGTAATTCTCTTGGAGAGTTTTGGAACGACCAGTTAGTCCGTGGAGGTTTTGTAGCCCTTATGGCTAGTGAGAAGCGTGGAAAAACCTTTTGGCTATTAGATATGGCTATGACGGCTTGTGCCCAAGGGCGTAAGGTAGTTTTCTTCCAAGCAGGGGATATGACCGAAGCCCAACAGATAAAACGTATGTGCGTATATCTTGCACAGAAGTCCGATAACCGTAAGTATTGTGGGGAGCATTTTGAACCTGTTATGGATTGTATACACAACCAAACAAATAATTGTGATAAGGAAGAGCGTTGTTGTACTACAGGAGTATTTGAAGGGCGATTAGAAGAAGATGTGAAAGGACGTATACATATAGATGAACTAATAGAAGTTTTTGAAAGTCATAAGAAATATAAACCTTGCACTGAATGTGAAGATTATCGTCATACTCATTGGGGAGTTCCTTGGATAAAGAAAATTAAAGAGGTCGAGCCGTTGTCGGCGAAAGAAGCAAGGCAGGCAGCACGGGAGTTCTTTCTTAAGTCTGGAAGAAGTTTCAAACTCTCTTCTCATTCTAATGGAACGCTTACCATTAAGCATATGAAAGCCCTCCTGTCTGTGTGGGAAAAGCAGGACGGTTTCGTACCCGATATAATCATAGTGGACTATGCTGATATATTGGAAGATCCAACAAAAGAATTTCGCCACAAGCAAAATGAAATTTGGAAAGGACTTCGTAGTATGAGCCAGGAATATAATTGTTTGGTTGTAACCGTAACTCAGG